AGTGCAACCCAGATTTTAAGTAAACCTAAAATCTCTCAACCTTCTACAAAAAAAATTTTTGTCTTAGAAATCTGTTATCACTATAAAAAATTGAAAAATAATTTCTATTATAATTATCTTATTGTTTTACAAAAGTAAAAATGAGCAATAAAGAAAAATATGCAAAATGCAAGTATCTTATTTATTCATGTTTTACTACTAAATCAAAATATGGTGGAAGTATAGGTGGTAGTCAATATTATAATTTATATCCAAATACAGAAGAGGAAGCTAAAGAAATGTTAGCAATTGCACAAAAAGAATCGGAAGAATTTTATGCAATATTTGGTGGTAAAGATACAACATATCGATATGGATATCATCTTAATAATCCAGATTGGTGGACAAGATAAATTATTTTATACTGGTGTAAAATAAAAACTAATTTCCATAATACTAACCTGAATTTTATTTTTATATCCTTTAATAAAAATTGAAAAAAATATTTATTATATATTTTAACAGACAATTACCCGTGGGAAAATGCCAACGTTTGAAGATACGTTGCATATTCCTGGTTTTGGAATTGGAATTATACAATTCTTATCATATCCTGAAGCACAACTTTTTAAAGGTGTAAGTACGTATTGTAGAGATACTGTATCTAAAGTAATCAATCTTTTGCAACCATTATATTCTTACAATGAGGGAACACTATGTTTTAATGAGAATAAGAAGATAACAAAGACAATTAAGAATTGCATGAGTATTGGAATTAAGAAAAGGCATGATACATATACACTTGTAATTGAGACCTATTTTTATAGTAGAAGTCGTTGCACATATAATTCAGACAGTGAATCCGAAGATTATTTAGAACCATCATATAAAACTAATAAAAAAAGAAGCGAAATAAGTGCAGAATTTGCAATAAACTATATTAGAGAAATTAAACTTTTAGCACGCACACTTAAGAAGAAATATTGTAAATCTAATTTTTATGAGATTAAATTAGATTTACAACCATTACCTGAAATTGATTATGAAATTGATTATGAATCTAATCATGAATCTGATCTTGAATCTGATCATGGTTATGAAGTATATGATTACGATGGTAACGATTATGATCATTATTCATATTATGGTGTTATTAATGATGGTTACTTTCAAGAATATTCGTATTTTGATCGTTTTATTGATTATGATTATAGTCAAGATGATTATGATCTACATACTGAAAATATGGAAATATTAATGTCAGAACTCCAAGATTTTTTTTTAGATCGTATGTTTGATTAGAGAATATTGAAATATTATAATAAATTTGAAAAAATATTATTATTCTAATGATGATATTAATTTATTAGAATACTATGGAGACTAATAAATATAAATTTTCACGTACCAAAAATGAAGTAACAGAAGAAGCAAAACATTTATCAGATAAATTAATTAAAGATTTATACAGTAATTATAAACAATCAGAACAAAATCCGTTGAGTATGCAAGATGCAATGGATAATGTAGAAGATCTTGCACAGATAACTGAAATTCTTCAACGATTAATATCACGACGTAATACGTCATATGTTAAAAAATAATTTATTTTATAATATTATATATATGTCAACACAACCAGATATACCATTTACACCCGCTCAATTATCTAAAATAGATGCAAATTTACAAGCGATGATTGATTTTTGTGATCAATCATATAATTATTCTCAAAGTGTGATTGGTGAAGTTTATTTAAAATTAGATGCAGGAACTCCTTCTGGAAAAGATAAAAATACTTTTAATAATATTTTATCTATTGCATTTGTTTTAATTGGTGCATTACCAATTCCAGGAATAGGTATAGTTGCAGGAATAACTAGTAGTATTGTTCAATCATTTAATGATTCAGTACCAGAAGGAAGTGGTCTTGAAAATAAATTTGCATATATGATTGATCAATTTAATTCTACTACATTAGCTCTTAGAGGTAAACTTACTAATTTAAAATCTGATCCACAATCTCACCGTCATGATATTTTTAATTATACAGATAAAAATGGAAATCCAAATAATATGCCATTTAGTAATCTTGCAGCGTGTGATATTCCTCATAGCGATTCAACTGATTTTACAAATATGTTAATCGGATTTAGAAGAAAATTAAGATATACTGTTTGTAAAGAACCTTTTCAAATGAAAAGACGTTGGGGTGTTTATTTTCATGATCATGATAAAGAATATGGATTTGATATTGCAAGAGCAAAACCAGCAAAAATAGATGGTCGTTCTCATAAATTAGTTTCTGCAAGAAATAGTGGTGATTGGGATAAAGGAAAAGTAATATTTTCAAATTGGTTACTTCGTATTAGTCATCGTGATTATGTTGATGCAAAAGCGTATGGTGAATCTGATAGTCCAGAAGATAATTTACGTAATGCTGGTGCTAAATATATAAGTTTATTTCCAGCATCACATATAGGACCATATAGTACAAATATGGGAGAAGAAATTTTACCAGAACATAAAAGAATGGGTTATTATCAATGGATGATTCTAACAGATTACGGAAATCGAGGAAAAGATTATGCTGTAGCAGATGGTGGTTTAATGTCATGGTTATTTATGGATGATGGATTTGGTAATATAGTTAATGTAGATGGTGTTGGAATGAGAGATGATATTATACGTAATTGGATGATTAATGGTGATCAAATACCAAAAGATATAACTCCTTAATCAGTAATATTTTCTATAAATAGGTTAATAGTATTAAACAGGTAATCCAATACTGAGTGCATACGCTCTATTGGTAGCATTTATTTTAAGTATTTTAATACCACGTAGGTATACAAACCCTGCATTTGTTATTTTATCACATCCAACTATATCAAGAGTATGAATACCACGAAGATGCACTAATGCATTATCCGTTATTTGTCTACAATTACGCATATAAAGAGTATGAATACCACGTAGGTGTACAATTGCATCATCCGTTATTTGATAACACCTAAACATTCTAAGAGTGTGAATACCCTGAAGGTTAATAAACGCTTCATTTGTTATTTGTGTACAATCAGTTATATCAAGAGTGTGAATACCACGTAAATGTACAAATGCATTATCTGTAATTTCTGCACAATGAGCCATATCAAGAGTATGAATACCATGAAAGTGTACAAATGCAGCGTCTGTTAAATTACAACTCCACGCATCAAGAGTATGAATACCACGTAAGTTTACAATTGCATCATCCGTTATTTGATTACACCCCCATATTGTAAGAGTATGTATTCCACATAGGTTAACAAGTGCAATATTTGTTATTTGTGTACAACCAGACATATTAAGAGTATTAATACCGCGTAGGTTTACAAATGCAATATCTGTTATTTGATTACAATAAGACATATTAAGAGTATGAATACCACGTAAGTATACAATTGCAACATCCGTTATTTGTCTACAATGAGACATATTAAGAGTATGAATACCATGTAAGTGTACAATTGCAACATCCGTTATTTGTCTACAATAAGATATATCAAGAGTATGAATACCTCGAAGATGTACAAATGCAACATTTGTCATTTGTGTACAATCAGTCATGTTAAGAGTATGAATACCACGTAAGTGTACAAATGCATTATTAGTTATTTGACTACATTTTTTCATATCAAGAGTATGAATACCACGTAAGTGTACAAATGCATCATCTGTTATTTGTCCACATCTCACAATTCTAAGAGTATGAATACCACGTAAGTGTACAAATGCATTATTAGTTATTTGTCCACAATTTGTTATATCAAGTCTCTTAATACCACGTAAAAATCTAAAATCTTCATTAATAATATCGTTTCTTTCAGATATACTAAGACCTTTACAAAATGGAAACATTTTACTAAATTCTCTTAATGATACATCAACTTGCAATAGTGGTTGATCATAAAAATCATATAATTTATATTCTTCTATTGCATTTTGTACTTCTGGGTGACCTGTTCTATATAAACGTATTATATCTGGTAAAGACATTGTACTTAAGATATTTGTCTCTAATAATATAATTGCAAGTTGATCTAAATTTTCTGTATCTATTTTTTCAACATCAGTTGAATTCCATACTACTTTTTCTCCATTTTCTAAATATATATTTAATTTAAGACATCTATCTGGTGTTGTTTTACTAAATATTATATCAACAATAATACCAAATATATTATTATCTTTTCTTATTACTATATTACCAATTTTAAAGGGACATGCTCCACCTATTTGATTTAATTTATTATTATATTTTGATACTTTATTTTTATACATATATCATAAAAATAAATTTATTTATAAAAAGATAAGTTTATTAATAATAAAATGACTTCTTTAATAAAATATCAACAACAGTATATCAATATTAATAAAATAGATAAAAGTTTTTTAAATCAATCAATTGTAGTAAATGGATGGGTTAGAAATAAAAGAATTCAATCTAATTTAGCATTTATAGAAGTATTTGATGGATCAACATCTAAAACAATTCAAGTAACAACAGATAATTCAGAATATATAGAAGAATTAAATAAATTATCTATTGGATCATCTATATCTGTTATTGGTCTAGTTGTATATACTCCGGATGAATCTAAAGTAGAATTACGATTGGAATCAATTGAACATATGGGATTAATACATGATCCATTAACATATATTTTAAATGCTAAAAAAATGAGTTTAGAAATTTTACGTGATCATCAAGATGTACGTGTTAAAACAAGAACGTTAAATGCAGTTTTTAGAATTCGTTCAGGATTATCAAAAGCGACACATGATTTTTTTCATATGTTAGGTGCAAAACATTTAAATCCTAATATTATTACAACTAGTGATTGTGAAGGTGCAGGTGAAGTATTTACAATTACAAATATGTTACATAAAAATAATGATATTCCAGTAATGGGTAAAACAAATGAAATTGATTATAACAAAGATTTTTTTGAAAAGCACGCATTTTTAACTGTTTCATCACAATTACAATTAGAATTATTGTGTGCAGGATTATCAAAAGTTTGGACATCAAATAAATCATTTCGAAGTGAAAAATCAAAAACAACGAGACATCTTGCCGAATTTGAACATATTGAATGGGAATTTGCGTGGACATGTTTGGGAGATTTAATGGATATCTCAGAACATTATACTCAATATTGTTTTCAATACGTACTAGATAATCATACGGATGATTTAGATGAACTAAATAAATTTACAAGTAAAGGAATTATAGATAAATTAAAATCATTTTGTTCTAAAAATTATATTCGAATTTCATATGATGATGCAATTCAGATTATAATTGAGAATGAAAAAGAAATTATAGATAAATATAAATTATCAAGTATACCAAAGTGGGGAGATGATTTAGGATCAGAGTGTGAAAAATATATTGCAGAAATTAAATTTAATCATCCTGTATTTGTGTATAATTATCCAAAAGATCTAAAATCATTTTATATGAAACAAAATGATGATAATCGAACAGTTCAAGGTTGTGATTTATTAGTACCGGGACTAGGTGAATTAATCGGATCATCTGTACGTGAACATGATTATGATAAATTAATGAAAGTAGTAGAAGAACGGAAAATGGATATTAAACCAATTCAATGGTATATTGATTTGAGAAGAAATGGGTCAACACCAACTGCTGGTGCAGGATTAGGATTTGATAGATTAGTTAGAATATGTACAGGAATGGAGAATATTCGTGATGCAGTTTGTTTTCCAGTTTCATATCAGGAGTGTAAATTTTAAATTTTTTATTCTTCCTATCGTCTTAATAAAATTTCCAATTTTTTATTCTTCCTATCGTCTTAATAAAATTTCCAATTTTTTATT